TCGCGTTGAAGCACTCATAGAAATACCCCTCGTTGCGTCGTGGGTTGCTGAAGGCGAGCCAGAAGCGGTTCGGTGTGTTCTCCGTAAAGAAGCCCGCCGTCACCGACCAGATGGGGTCTGGGATACCGCTTGCTTCGTCGAATATGACCATCACACCGTCAAAGTTGTGCACGCCCGCGTACGCGTCGGGGTTCTCCTCCGACCACAGCCGCCCCTCGACCGACCAGTACCGCGTGCCTTTCTTCAGGTCTCGCTCGACGATCTCCGCGAGCCACTTGGCCGGCATCACCCGCGTCGCTGACACCTCGAACCAATGACTGTTGAGCAGCAGCGAGAGCCACTTAGTCACCTCGGCCCATGTGACCGAGCGTAGCTGCGCCTCGCTGTTAGCCGAGACGATGATGGTCGAGCCGATGCGCGTTGTGAGCATCCAGAGGATCAGCCAACTGACGAGGGCTGACTTACCGATGCCGCGCCCCGAGGCTGTTGCCATGCGCAGCACCTCGTACCCCGTCGCCGTCTTGTTCTTAGCAATGTGAGCGGCGACCTTGCGCAGCACCTCGCGCTGCCACTTGCGCGGTCCGCTGAACTGCGCCAGTGGCGTACCCTGCTGCCCCCACGGGAAGGCGAACAGCACGAACGCCTCGGGGTCGTCCTTGATCGCGGGCGACCAAAGACGCGTCATTAGGAGCTGCTCGTCCTCGGGGCTATAGATCGGTAGTTGCATACTCTGCCGTCAGCGCAGGGGTCGCGCGGGTGGTGGGTGTGTGGCTTAGTGCAGCCGGTGTATCCGACACCACTCGGCCCTCGATGACGCGAGACTCCGCCTCTTGCAGCGCCGCGATGACGCTGATCTGCTGCTTGACATCGACCTGCACCTGCTGCTTCGCCACCCAGCCATGCACATGCTGGAGGATTGCCAAAGAAGCCTTTGAATCGCCATTGCGAGCCGCCAGACGCAGTTGGTTCGCGGCCTCAAACTCACTGTCTGCACGACCCTTAGCCTCCGCCATCTGGGCGAGGGGGTCCATTTGGCATAGTCGGCGGAACTCCGCTGGCAACATCCCCGCCGCCAGGGCAAGGCTATCACCCTTCAGCCCGAGCGCGGCAGCGTCATAAATCGCCTGAAGGCGGGCCTCAGTGGCCTTTAACTCGCGTGGCTCATACGGGAGCGATTTGAACATGTCGCAACAGTACCGTGCGCGTAAGGAATTGACAAGCGATGTGCAGGATTGCCCTGCCGGGAGGCCGCGATCCACAACAACCGTGTGGCCTGTGTGCCGGGGCGGAGATTGCCTTAGATGGTGGGCGGGGGTGGCCCTTCAGCTACCTCCCGGTCGCTACGTGCGCATCACGTCAGACATCGCCACGCGAGGATAGTTGCGTGCGGGCTGTAAGGCAATAGTTGTTTGCTGAAAAAATAAAAAAAATTGTTCGCAAGCCCATTGTCCCAATGACCACCAGCTCGCGGGCCGGCCCACCCCCTCAAATGCAAGTGATTCCCGTTTGCATTCAGTCGTCGGCGTGGTGGGCAGTGTGGGTTATGCCCACGCGCAGCCAGCCCGCAGCCCGTCAGCTTGTGGGCAATGTGGGCAATCTGTTTTCAAGTCGAGTGTGGGCAATGTGGGTCATGCGCTGACAAGTCGAGTGTGGGCAATGTGGGCAATCGGGCGCAAAGTCGAGTTGTGGGTCATGTGGGCAATGTGGTCATCGAAAAAAAATCGGCGCGGCTCCAACGGTGCGAGCGCTGCACGCTGTATGCTGTATATCCATACAGTATATTATTTTTCTTAACTATAAACAGAAACCATGACCCACATTGCCCACAACCCCATCCGCGCCCTATGTTTTCAGGCCTTTGCGCGTGGGCAATTCTCCCCAAAAACATGACCCACACCATGACCCACAATACCCACAAAATGCTACGCGCTGGAGGCCACTATTATTTGTAAAAGAATGCTTGACAGATTACGCGCGCCCGTTTAATCTGTGCTCACTGACAACGCAACTGGAGCACATGCCATGCAATCAGCCATCACCGAAATTCTCGACGGCATCCGCGACGGGCGCTATCGCATGATTAACTCGAAAGTTGACCCGTTGCAGCGACTCCGCACCAGCGCCGAGCTGCCCAAAGGCGAGTGGATACCGCTCAAGAAGTACCACCCCAACACGATCCGCGCCGCTCAGCGTCGCATGACCTACCAGTTCAACGCCGACACGATGACCGGCCATTACATCCTAAAGTAAGGAGCCCCACACCATGACCTACCGTTATTCTCACGTACTCGCCACGCTCGCCGCGCCGCTGCTGATCGCCGCGCCATGGGTCTACGCCGACGCGTTCATGCCCGTCTATCTGGCTGGCACGTTCGCCGCCGTATGCGCCGCCGTCTCTCGCGCTTGCGGCGACTGAGCACACGTTGTAAACTTTTCCCGTTCGATACACTAAACTAACCTATAGGACTAATCGCCATGACAACCGACAACCGATATAACGGCTGGACAAACTTCCCCACGTGGAGGGTCAACCTCGAACTGTTCGACGGCATCGACCCGCGCGACATGTGGGCGCAAGAAGTCGCGGGTGACAGCGCCTATGACCTCGCCGTACAACTTGAAGAATTCGCGCTCAACTTTATCGGCGACCATGTAGACGACACCTCGCCGAACGGCACCGTGGAAGGATGGGCGCACGCCTTCCTCGCCGATGTCAACTGGATCGAGATTGCCGAGCATATGATGGACGCTTACCGCTCGGAGGCCGCATGAACACTCAACACACTCCCGGCCCTTGGCATTACGAAATGAAAACCCGTTATGGCCATACATCGTGGGATATTTACCCTCCCGCCGACTTGCCGACAGGCTCGCTCCTTCCAATCGCTAGAGGCGCAAACGGTCACAACGCCCGACTCATTGCCGCCGCGCCTGAATTGTTGGCGGCATTGCGGAGCATTGAAGCAAAAGCCGATTACGGCAAGGACAATCCGCGCCGCCAGACTGACATTCTTTTCGACATTTTGGAGTTGGCGCAAGTCGCCATAGAAAAAGCGACCGAAGAAACATACGACAACCGGCACGAGCGACAAGCCGCCCGCGCCGCCATCGCCAAAGCCACAGGGGGTGCAGCATGAGCCCGCAACGCTGGGAAGTGCTCACCCTTATCGGCAACCATTGGGAAAACGTCTGGGAGCTCGACGAGCAGCCGGAGACGTTCGACAGCTACGGCGACGCCGATGCTGCATTGGCCGAACACTTGCGCGACTGTCAGTGGGCAGTCGATGCCGGGCACCTCGACGAGATGCCATCGCGTGATTCGTTCCGTATTGCGCCGCACGTTTCTGACCTTTTGACCGCGTAAACTGTAAACCATAGGAGACTACACAATGAAGACTGCAACTCTCGCCGCGCTCGCCGTGGCTACCCTCGCCACTGCCGCCCACGCTGACACGTTCGCCGTCGCTGGCGTCAAGGGCGACAGCAAAGGGCGCACCGTGCTGACAACCGACCCGTGCGACTTCAAGCTGGACTCGTTCCAGATTGGAAGCAATAAAGCAACGCTCGGCGAAATGCGCCGCGCGTTCTACTATACGAGCGACGGCATGACCAACGAAGGATGCTGGCGGCATGACGCCGGAACGGTGGTGCTGATATGGCCGACCGAAAACGTCATGCGCCGCTTCCCTGTCGGTAACTTCAAGGTTGCCGACCGTAAGGCGAGCGCATGGGAAGCGCTGCGATGATCCGCTGGCTGCGCGGCCTCTGGCGTCGTCTGGAGGCCGCGCACCACTACGAGTGGCGCCGCGTGCCGCCGCCCAACTGGGCGTGCTCACGTCGGCGCTGGGGTGGCGACTATTGGTGAGGGTAACAGTATGCACAACTTGACGACGTTAGAGGCTATCGAGTTCGAGCGCGACATAGGCCGACCGCCTGACCCGCCGGATGACCCCGAGACCATGTACCGCGAGCCTAGACGCTGTGTGCTCTCGCCAGACGAGCTGCGGGCGATCCTGGGCGAGTACGACAGCGCCCACAGTACGCCTGAGCACGCGCCCGCAGTAGGCGACGCTATCGAGCCCGACCACTACAAGGTGGGCGGCATCGAGACCATCGACTACATGCGCGCCAAGAGTACGCCCGAGGAGTTCGAGGGTTACTTGCGCCTATCGGCGCTCAAGTACCTGAGCCGCGTCGGGCATAAGAACGGCGACCACGACGCCGCGCGAGCCGAGGAGTATAAAAAGGCGCGCTGGTTCATCGACCGACTGATACAGGAAATAGACCCATGAGCGCGCCCGTAGACCGTGACGAGCTCTCGCGTGTGGTGAAGCTCTACACCGAGGCCGTGTACAAGCTGCTGCACTATGAGGCGGCGCTCCACAGCATCGCCAACATGAGCCGCGACCAGTGCGAGGACGCGCACGCCATCGCACGGCGCGCGCTGGAGCGTGTCAAGCATGGCGCACATATCAACCACTGAGTGGTGGAGACGACGGCTGGGTCGATGGATCGACCTTGCGCGCAAGGATGCGCGCCGGCCTTGCTGGAACCGACCGCCGCCGCTCACCGCACGGGCCGCAGTACGCGCCCGATACAATCAACTAAAGGCAACTAAACGTGATCTACTTACTCTTGACTATCGCCGCCGCCGTGCTGATTGACTGGCTATTTTCCGACCACTGATAGCACGGGCTCTAGGCCTTCGGCCATCCGTCGCAGCTCTGATTTGCCGAGGCTCGCAAACTGCGGGTGGGCGAAGACGTGCTTTTTGGTCGGGAACTCGCGCGAGTGCAAGCGCCCACAATCGACCCACCCGGCATCGCGTAGCGCGTGCATGAGCGCCGCCTGTACGACCTTGACGCCAGACGGCGCAAGACCTTGCAGACGGTCGCAGATGGAGAAGAAGGGCGAGGCGATGACGCCGCGCGCGAAGTCGCCCTGCCGCTGGCGGATCATCTCAACGAGGAACGACTCGGCGGTGCTCATGGCGGCCTCGATCATAATGGCCTTGGCCTCGGTCATCGGCGGCGCGGCGCCAGGGTTGAAGGCCGACACGTCACGCGCATCGAGCCACGCGGCGACGGCTTGGAAGCCGCCCGCGTAGTACCAGCTCCAGAGCGCGCGCGCCTCGGCGGGCGGCATACGGTCGGCGTCTGACCAGACGACGAACCAGCGGCGATCGTCTGACGGTAGGCTGATCGCGGCGCGCTCGTTGCTGAACGACACCACCAGTACGCGGTTGAGCGCCTCGTACGGGTGCAAGCCCTTGCGGTTGACCGTGAGCAGCTCGGGCGGCGCGGCGATAATGGGCTTGAGGCTGTTTTCGAGCGCCCGACGGTCTCGCGCCTCGGCCTGTCGCAGCTCGTTAATAACGATCACCTCGGACTCCAGCGCGTAGCCCCACTGACTGTTGAGCTCCTCGTTGCGCACCGTGGTGACGTTGACGCGCTGATCGCCGCCGATAGACCAGAAGAACGGCGCCCAGAGCGTGTCCTTACCGCTGCCAGGCTTGCCGGCGTGCAGTACGGCATGGTTAATCTTTTGGTTGGCGTGCTGGCGCTTGTAGGCCATCACATCGAGCACATGCTCGCGCTCGGCGGGGTCTGGGATCATGCGCTCGGCGTGGGCGAGCCATGGCCCGACATCGCCTGCACTGACAGTAGGTCGAGCGTCGCGCCAGCGGTTGCCATAGACGACACCGTTACGGCTAACAAGGATGGACTCGCCAGCGGCGAACGTGACGCCTGCGAGCACATGTGCGCCCATGGCCTGACGGTTCTCGTCGTAGCAGACTGACGCCTCGATGCGGCGGTTATTGTGGATGCTGTGGCACGTCACATGGCGGAACAGGGCGTTAAACGACGTGCGGGCGATCTCATGGCGCTCGGCTAAATCAAAATAAGCATCGTCGCTCACAACGTACGCGAAACGCTCGTACCATTTGGACTTCTCGACACGCCCCAACTCACGGCGCTCGACCTCTTTGATGACCTCGGCGGCTTCGTCTGGGTATTCTTCGGTCGGTGTGATCTTCGACAAAGCAGCCTCCATCTTCTTAGCCAGCAGGTCATCGCGCAGGCCGTAGCCCGTCTTGGGGCCGCCCTCGGCCTCGACCCAGCGCAGGAACTTCTCGCTGTTCCAGTCGCTGCAATGCCCGTGGAAGCAAGTATAGCTGCGCGTGACGGGGTGATACCGCCCTTGCGCGTCGGCTGTGGTGTGCTCGGCGTGGTTCGGACACACGACGCCGTACCAACCCTCGGGGTTGGCCTTGGCGAGCAGTAGGCCGCGCTCCTGTATCCACTCCAGCACGTTGTCGAGGCCGTCGTCTTCAATGGCGATGCCGTGGATACAGGCCGTATCGACCTCGCCCGGCGTGACGCCGCAGGCTGTAACGATCTGCGTTAAAGAGAACTCGCGCTCGGGGTGGAACTCAGTCAGCACGGCGGCGAAATTGTCGCGGCCTTCCTTCAAGTTAACGCTGCCCTCGATGCGGAAGTTGCGCACCGGATTCACCGCGCCGGGGTCGGTGTAGCCCGCCTCGGCCATGGCCTTGATCGCGGCGCTGAACTCGCCCTTGGTCGGCTGATCGTCAAGCCCAAAGGTGTAGCCCCACTGGAAGTTGCCGGGGCTGGTTTCCAGCTTCCACGTCGGCTCAATGGGCGGCGTCTTGCTCTTGGTGCCGATGTCATCCAGCACCATGAACGCGACGCGCTCGCAGTTAGGCGCCGACGCCGACACCTTGTCCGTCAGGCGGTCAAGGATAAAGCAGCCGGTGTTGGCGTACCACGCGCCCTTGGGGTTGCGCATGTACTTGCCGTAGAGGCCCGCAGGCCAGGTGTAGCGCGGCGTGCCGTCCTTGTGCTTCAGGTGCTCGCCGTTGCGGATGATCGGCACCTGACGGACGAATAAAATAGTTTCCCCTTCGGGGGCAATACTGTTAATATATTCAGCGAACTTCATCGTGACATCTCCAGTCCTGTGTTTAAGCCCGGCCTAACCCGCCGGGCTTTTTTACTTACCGTATCGCTCCATCACCTTGACCTCGGCGTTGAGCGGGAAGCCCTGAGCCCAGTCCGGTGTGGTGCACATCACTTCATGCAAACGCTCGGCGACGAACTCTGCCGCCTCGCTCGCACACTCGATAACGATTTCGTCGTGCACATGCAGCACAACGTCAAACCCCATGCGATCCAGTTCGCGCAGGCTGTGGCGCAACAAATCATTGGCCGTGGCCTGTGTGATGTTCTCGCAGGCAAGCCCCTTCCATAACCGTGCGCGGGGCCACTCTTTAGCGTCCTGCGCAGGCTTCCATGCTGCCTTGAGATAGCTCACACCGTCTGACTCCAGACGGGCGAACGGGTAACATAGCACGCGCCCTGACGGCAGCGCGTACCAAAGATGCTGACCGTCAAACATATACGCCACGCGGCCAACAATGAATTCGTGGTTGACATTTCGCATGGCGCGGGTGTAGGCGTCCTCCAGCTTCTGCCAGTAACGCACGGCCCAGGGGTTCGCCCGGCGCCAACGGTCTACGATGCGCTGCGCTTCGTGCTCGTTCATATGCACGCCGTAAGCGCGGCCCATGGCGCTGAACGCACCGACGCCGCCTGCAAAACCAAGCGACAGGATGGCGACCTTGCCGATTTGGCGCTGGTCGCCCGTTACGGACTCGGGTGTGGTGTTGTAGATACCCGCCGCTTCACGCTTGTAGATGTCGCCGCCTGCGCGGAACACATCGAGCACGGGCTCGGCAAGCGGGTCAGCGGAGAGCCACGGCGTCGCGCGGGCTTCTATCGCTGCCCAGTCGGCCACGACGAGAACATGGTCTCGCTTGGGAACGAGAGCGGGCCGCAGCATCCCCTTGAGAACGTCCGTAACGCGCTTGCCGTATCGGGGCACGATACTGTGACCTCGTACCAGGGCTTGACGGGTTGCGTCAGGCTCGGCACTGCACTTACGCGTAAAGTTATGGACTTGGGCGCCGTAGCTAGATGCGCGTCCGGTGGCACTTCCACCAGCAAATATAAAGGCTCCACGGACACGGCTGTCCTCCCCGGCTAGCTGCTTCAAGCGGCTGAACTTAGCGACCGACGACGCCCACAGGTCATCCGCGCACTGCACAACGTCAGCCACGTCGGGCGGGAGCTCATCGGGATTGTCCATGGCGAGCAGGTTGGCCCGCACGGTCTTGTCAATACTAAACTTCGCCGCGCCGTCTTTGTAGACGGTCATCAGCTTCTTGGCTTCAGGCCCGACGCGGGCGAGCACCCACTCGCGCATCTTAGGGCTGCGCACGGTCGTGATCTCGTTATGCGTGATCTCGCATACCAAGCGCTCGATGTCCTGTAATTCAGATTCCGCGTGACGGATCGCCGCCTCGCAGAGCGGCACATCGACGCCGACGCCGCGATCGTTGACGCGCTCGTTGACGTGGTAATCGGCAAGCTCTGTATCCGATAGGCTACGCATGGCCTTGCTAATCTCGCGCATGACGCGCACGTCCTGCTCGCAGTAGGCGATCATCTCGGCGAGCAAGTCAGGATCGTTGTTGAACGTCCCATCGGCGCGCGGGATGGACAGTTGCCGAATGAGCTGCGAGCCACGGTAATCCTTCTTCATCTTGGACGACAAAGCGCGGCCAATGTCCTCAAGACTGCCAGGCAGGCAGTTGGCCCGCGCCTGTGCAGACGTGCAGAAGAACTGCTCCAGCGCGAACGGGATGTCAAGCACGTGCCAAAAGATAAGCCGCTCAAACGCAGCGTTATGCGCGCGTATCTGTCCCGTCCAGCGCGCCACGCGCTCAGGGAACGGGAACTTAGGCAACCACGTCTCAACCTCGCCATCGTCAAAGGCGTAGGACATGCAGAGCACTTCGGTGCTCGGGTGCTTGGCGTAGTTGTACGCACCGGCTGACGGTAGGTCACACCGGCTGCGAGTCTCAAAGTCTAACCAAAGTATTGCCATGGAAAGATCGGGGGCCGCAGGCGCCCCCGCTCCTTTTACGCAGCGCGACGCCGACGGGCTGAAGCGGCTGGCGGCGGCGTGTCATCGCCACCTTCAGGCTCGCTCGTAGCCTCTCCTTCCATGGACACCCAATCGACGATCTCAAAGACCGGCGTGTAGATGCGGCCATAGCTCTTGTGCTGGTAGTGCTCCTTCTTCAGATGCACGACTGGCACCGGCTTGCTCTGGTCACGCTCGACCTGCGCGGCGATGGCTGCTGCCAAGGCCTGCACGGCACGCTTGCCGCCCACCGACGTGGTGCTGTAGCGAGCCTCAAGGCCCGCGTCCTCACCCGAGATGCACTTCAAGCTCATGCCGACCTGCGTCTCCCAGCCCTTCTTGCTCTGCGGCGGCGCCGGGTCGAGCTCAGGCAGCGGCTGTGACACCGACACCATCTTCTCGCCGAGCACCTCACCGTCGCCCCAAGCAATGAAACCGTGGACGAACGAGAAAGGGTTAACTGCCCACTTGCTATCGGCTTCAGCTTCGGTTTGATCCGCGCCGAAAACCCAATGGCCCGTCTTGTCCATCTTGAGGATGGCAGACCCGACAGGGCCGACATCCACTTCGATGCTGCGAAGGGCGGTGGACAGGGAAGATACCGCAGGCAATCCTGCTTTTGCGAACGCTGTGATATTGGACATTACTGTACTCCTACACTAGTTTAGAAAGGGCCGCAGTCAACTGAGACCCGATTTGCAACACGGCGGGACGGGGATCGCTCTCCGGCGCCATCGTGTTACCGCTTGAGACCGAGATGACCTGATCGTCCGGCAGGCCGAGTTTCAGCTTTTTGAGCTTCTTCTCAGCTTGTGCCGGCGAGATCAAACTCGACTCGGTCACTTCTGTGATCGGCAGCAGGGCGCAGAGCGCCGCTTTTGCCGTCTCCTCGTCACGCCATTGGCGTGTGGCGCGCTTCGCTACAAGCTTGTAGCCCGGCACCGGATGTCCTGACTCTAGCACTTGCATCGCTAGTGCGCGCAAGTCGCTGATCCAATCTTCAAGCACTGCCGCGCGCTCCAGCATCTGCCCAAGCTGCTCGGCGTCCAGCTCCTTGATCTGCGTCTGCGTGGCGCGATCAACCGCACCCGTCATCAACGGGCAGATGGGCTTGGCTGCACACCAGCGGCAGTGCTCGCCGATCTTGAGCGGCGCATCGGGCTTGGCCGACTGCTTGACAGCATAGACCAGCTCACGCTCAAACTGACGTACGCGATCGAACGATGTTACCCAGCGCTTGATCTTCGGCGGCTGAACAATGATGCACTCAATTTCTTTGACATCTTTGAATACCCACTCAAGCGCCGGCGTGCGAATCGCCGCAGCCGTATAAAATAGTAGCTGAGGGTTTTCTTCAGCTTCGACGGCCACGCCATCACCGAATTTCCAATCCAGTACGATAGCGCGATCGCCAATCCGACCGATAAGATCACAAGAACCAAACACGCCCGGTAAAAAATCACCGAAACTGACGGTTTGTTCGACTGCGTATTCAAGCTTGGCTTCGGGGTCGATTTCATTGAGCGCCTCCAACGCGGGCAATACTTTCTCGCCCGCAAGTTCGTTGGTTAATTCGATGTCATTGAAACGCATACCCACCAACTCGCGCAGCGGCTTGTCGGAGCCCAACAGCTCGGCCATGACGTTGTGCAGCAACGTACCTTCATCGGCGTACTTGCTGCTCGGCTTCGGTGGGACTTTCTGGCAGAGCGCGACGCTACCAGGGCAGTTAATCACGCGCTTGGCGGTGGACCCGCCAACGATATTGCTATGACTCATCGAGGACTCTCCTTTACTGTGTTTGCGCAAGCGTAGACCGGCGCGTTTGGCTTGTCAAGCATTGTTTTATCACGTAGGATTCTCAACATGAGAGAGAAGACGATTGAGGAATACCTGACCTGGGCGGTGGAGCGCGCAGGCGGTGTCACGTTCAAGTTTAGAAGCCCGAGCCAGCGCGGCGTCGCCGATCGCATCGTCTGCCTGCCGAATGGGCAGACGTGGTTTGTGGAGTTGAAGGCCGAGCGCGGGCGTTTGTCGGCGTTACAGAAAGTGTTTGCATCTTTAATGGCGCAGACGAACCAGCGTTACAAAGTTATATATTCCATAGAGGAAGTCGATGCTTTCGTTGAGACCGTATCAAGAGCAAGCGGCTGACTTTTTATACGAGCACGACCGCGCGATGGTGCTGGCGCCCGTGGGTGCCGGCAAGACCGCGCTTACCCTTACGGCCATGCGCGATGCGCTACGCTTAGGGCTTGTCAAGCGTTGGCTTGTTGTGGCGCCGTTGCGTGTGGCGCAACACGTCTGGCCAGTCGAGGCAACCAAATGGACACCCGATTTGACCCTATCCGTCGCTGTAGGCTCGCCCTCTTGGCGACTAAAAGCGTTGGCGTCAAATGCCCGCGTGGTGGTCACTAACTACGATAATTTGCAGTGGCTGGCTAAACAGAAGATGGACTTCGACGGCGTGGTGTTTGACGAGTTGACGCGCCTCAAGAATCCGTCGGGCGTTCGCTTCAAGGCGATTCTAAAAGCACTGGAGCCGGTCAAGATTCGGTGGGGGCTGACGGGCAGCTTTACGTCAAACGGCCTAGAGGACGTGTTTGGGCAATGCAAGATCATCGACCAAAGCCTACTCGGGCGAAGCAAGGGCGCCTTTTTGCAGCAGTATTTTATTTGCCTCAACAGGGAGTATGGCGAGTGGACACCCGCTACCGGCGCGTTGC